GGCAGCGATTTATGAAACAGGCCCAGGCCAACCCTCCTGCACGAGTTTCACGTGTCTGCCAACTAGCACCGCTAGAGGAGGGTTGACCTGGGCTTTTTATTTGGAGTCCAAAAGATATGGCAAATCTAACCACCGTGCATCACATAAATATCAATATTGATGATGTCATTTCAGTCAATTGCCCGGTTTGCAAGTGTCACCGAATGTTCCGAGACCAAGAAAAAACGTCTTATTGGACCTGTGATAACGGTCATGAATTTTATGTTGACCTCTATGAGTCTTCGGCTAAGGCATTGAATTTGCGTTTAATGTTTTTGCGAGGAGAGTCAAAATGACCACATCTAACGCATCCACCACAGCGCAAGGATTGGTCAGAGAATCGCCAAAGGTCTTGCTGATCCAAGGTTCACGCCTGACACTCAAGAACAACCCAGGCCAAAAATATAAGACCATCACGGTCAATGACATCTTTGCCCTTGAGCCTGGTGCAAAGCCCAAAGAAGACGCGCTGGCGATCATTCCATCCTCTTACATTGAGCATGACGCACGAACCCATAGCGTGCAAGAAGAGAATGGCATTTATCACCTGCTTGCCCTCGATGTCGATCAGGGCAACGTCAGCCTGGATGATGTTGAAGATGCTCTGAAGATTTTTGCAGGCGATGACACCGCCATGCTGATCTACAGTTCAAGCAGCGCCAGCGAGTCAAACAAGAAATGGCGCGGCATGATCCCACTTGCCAAAGGGGTCAACTTTGAGACATGGCGAATGCTGCAAAGAGCGTTCTTTGACGCAGCCGAGGAAAGACTAGGGGTCAAAGTCGATCATTCACTGGCCCGAGCAGGTCAGCCTGTTTATCTGCCAAATGTCCCACCACAGCACCGCGGCACTGATGGCAAGCCGCTGTTTTACAAAAGCAAACGTCAAGACGGTCCGGCCCTTGTCCCATCGGCTGGCGCTGTCAGCATCTACGTCAAGATCATCAAGAAACGTGATGCAGAACAAGCTGAAAAGGCCCAGCAAGCCGCTGATGATGCCAAGGTGAGAATGTCAGCACGGCAGGCCATCCGCGGCGAGGACAGCAGCATCATTGAGGCATTCAACAAAGAAAACTCACTTGAGCAAGTGCTGATGTCATGCCAGTATGAAAAAGGCCGCGGCAACAGTTGGCGCAGCGTTTACCAAACTGGCAGCACCTACGCCACCAAAGCATATGATGATGGGCACTGGGTCAGCCTCTCAGAATCCGATGCTGCGGCTGGTTTGGGCAGTGAATGCCAGTCTGGGCGGTTTGGCGATGCCTTTGACATTTACTGCCATTTTGAACACGGCGGCAAGGTGGCCGAGGCCATCAAAGCCTATGCCATCGAAACAGGTCGGCACGCCATCGCCTATCAAAACGTCAAAGTCTCAGCCCAAGACGATTTCGGAATCAAGCCACAAAAGACACAAGACCCACAGGCCAAGCAAGATTCGTCAGATCAGATTGCAGTTCTTGAACGGCCAAAAGAGTTGGTTTGGCCGCACATGTCCATGGGCAAAACACCAAAGCCACTGAACACATTGGAAAACTTTGCAGCCCTGTCGCGGTTCTTGGGGGTCACCTATTCCATGAACGTCATGGCAGGTGAAGAGGTGGTCCATGTGCCAGGGCTTGAGGTCATGGGCGGTTATGAGGCAAACGCCGCGGTCACTCACATGATTAGCCAAGCAATTTTGGCAGGTCTGCCTCATTCACTTGTGGCCGAATACATGACCCAGCTTTGTCTGCACAATCCTTTTCATCCAGCCATCGAATGGCTTGAATCCAAACCATGGGATGGTGTGAGCCGGATGCAGTCATGGATGGACACAATCACGGCAAACAATAAATCACTCAAAGAAGTGATGATGCGCAAATGGGCTATTGGTGCTGTGGCAGCCCTTTACCAGCACGATGGGGTCAGCGCCCATGGCGTGCTGACGCTGCTGGGCAAACAAGGCATTGGCAAGACATCCTGGTTTAAGAGTTTGGCAACACCAGCACTGGCAAAAGATGGCATGACCCTGCGACCAGATAATCCAGATTCAATCAGGCAAGCAACCTCTTATTGGATGGTCGAACTTGGAGAATTGGATGCGACATTCAGAAAATCAGATATTGCTGCGCTCAAATCATTTTTGACATCAGATCGGGATATATATCGTTTGCCATATGCCCGTAAAAATACAAGCAAGCCGCGGCAAACTGTATTTTTTGCATCGGTTAATGATGAAGGGTTTTTATCTGACCAAACAGGCAATCGCCGATATTGGACCATTTATTGTGAAGACATTAACCACAAGCACCAGATCGATATGCAGCAACTCTGGGCCGAGGTCAAAACTTTTTACGATGCTGGCGAATCCTGGTTCCTTGATGAAGACCAACTGAGTCAACTCAACGAATACAACGAGAAATTCACAGCCATTGATCCTGTTCGTGAAATGCTCGAAACAGGTCTGAATTGGTCCGCGGATCAGTCCAAGTGGGTGTGGTCAACATCAACTGATGTGGCAATTTCCATCGGTTTGCGCAACCCTTCACGGGGGGACGTTACCCGGCTAGGTACTATGCTCAAGAACGACAAAAGGTGTTCAACTCGCAAAAGCAATGGCGTGTCCAAGTATCTGGTCGCTCCAAAGATCAATGAGTTCAACCTATAGTCCCATGTCCCACTATAGTCCAACCATGTACAAGTGCTTGATTTATATGGGTTTCTAGGACTAGTAGGACTAGTAGGACCTATATATAAACAAACAAGTAAAAGAGAAAAAGGAGATAGAACACCATGCAGCAACACTCAAAAACACTTTTAGCCCTACATAGGGAAAGTGCACCTACACCTACCACTGGTCCTACTGTTCAATTTGACGCACCATCATTGGCAAGGGATGGGGGGGTGTCCCCAGATTGTTTGAAAAAAACAACAGGGGGGGTGCATCATCAATTTTTGGCCGATCCTGACACCTGGGTGGACGATGACCGCATCACCTGCAACATGTGCCAGCACATGGCCCAGCACCTACACACGGTCAACCTGCCAGCAGATCATTTCGACAAGATCAGGCGAGAAAACCATATTGCCAATCGCTGGATGTTTGATATTGTAAAAATTAAAAATGGATGGGCAAGGGTTGAATATATGGGCTGGCAATGTAATGGGGGCCAGCGTTCATATATTCCAATCGACATTAAACACCGATGCGACAGCTACAAACCAAAACAGACCGCCCAGACATTTAATGTGAAAGAATGGTGGGAATAATGGGCGATATTAAAAAACCATTTATAAAAAGAAAATCAACCGAATCAGTCGAGCAGATTAAATTCGTGCAGCACGTTCGCACGTTCTACCCCGAGGTGGTGATATTCAGCGTACCAAATGGGGGTGATGTCTCGGCTACCCAGCGCATACGGCTTACCCAAGAGGGGATGCTGGCGGGTGTTCCTGATGTGCTGGTCTTTGGTTTGAATCGTCCAACACTTGCCATCGAGTTCAAACGACCTGATGGCAAAGGCAAGATCAGCCCAGATCAGCAGGCAGTGGGGGTGCAGCTTGAAGGGGTGGGGGCCATTGTTAGGGTGGCTACATCAGCAGATCAGGCTAAAGGTTTCTTGCACGAATGGCTTGCAAAGGACTAACATGAACAAACAGACAGTAGAACGGCCAAGAGGTCGCGCCTTGCAGCGATTGCGATCACGCATCATGCAAGGCCAGCCGCTTTGCAAGATGTGCGAGGACAATGGCCTGGTCACCCCAGGTGTCGAGATGGATCACATCCAGCCGATCTTTATGGGGGGCAGCAACGAGGATGGCAACCTTCAAATGCTTTGTGTTGAATGTCACCGAAAGAAGACCGCTGATGACCTCGGCATACGGTACAAACCCACCATCGGTGTCGATGGTTGGCCGATTGGCCCGGATGGGGATGGGGCGGTGGGAAAGTCTAGCGAGAAATAACTGTAAACCGGCATGGCTCCATCGTTTTTTTGCAATTACGGAATTTTGACCCTATGACAACCACCCCAAAAAGACGCGCTCGCTCGGACAGCGTTGAATCGCAGGTGCGCAACCTGAACGGCAGGGAAATCCCCCAGCCGCCTGGTGTTGAATTGCGATCTGAAGAAGAAAATATAATTTGGTCGCAGTTCACACGCGCGCGCGCGTATAGCGATTGGCGCGAATTTGACCTGGTGCTGCTGGCGAAGGTGGTCAGGCTTGAGGCCGACATCAGAAAATACCAATTGATGTTGGACAGGTCTGGGCCACTGGTAAAAAACAAACGAGAAACGCTGATCGAGAATCCAATCTTGCGCGTGATCGACACATTGCAGCGCCAGCAGTTGGCGATCATCCGCAGCATGTCTCTCAACCAGCAGGCAGCCGATCCAAGGACTTTGAACGCCTCTGGGCGCACAATTGACCAAGACCCTGTCGGTGGCAACGATTCCGTGCAATCATTGCTTGCTGGCCCTGTTCATTAACCAACCGAAAGACCCCGCGAAATGTTTTTCAATCACGAAATCATCGACATCGAGTCGATCATTCCATTTGCCATGAATTCAAGGCTGCACAGCGATGCACAAGTTGCACAGTTGGCTGCAAGCATTCGTGAATTTGGATTTACCAATCCTGTTTTGATCGATGAGGCCAAAAACCTGATCGCAGGCCATGGCCGAGTGATGGCCGCACGCAAACTGGGGCTTAAATCGGTTCCGGCCATCTTGGTCACTGGCCTGGATGAGCGCAAGCGCAGGGCATTGGTCATTGCCGACAACAAGCTGGCGATGAATGCCACTTGGGACGATGATGTGCTGAAAAACGAACTGCAAGACCTTGCAGGCGATTTTGGCGAGTTGATGGGTTTCAGCGAAGAAGAATTGGCAAAAATCGTCGTTCCAGATATAAATTTTTTACCTGGTTCAGAAGAAGACCAAAGCAAACTTGACGAAAAAGCACCGATCATTTGCCCGAGTTGCCATCATGAATTCCACAAATAAACCAGTTTTAAAAGTTGATTGGGCAACCGCAGAAGCGGCAAAATTTGCATGTGTGAATTGGCACTACAGCAAATGCGTGCCAGTTTTCAAATGTGTAAGAGTCGGCGCATGGGAAAACGAAAAGTTCATCGGTGTGATTCTTTTCGGTCAAGGTGCCACACCTGAAATCGGTTCGCCTTATGATCTGAAACAAACCGAAATTTGTGAATTGACTAGAGTGGCATTGACTAAACATGAAACACCAGTCAGTCGAATAATGGCATTGGCTATTCGTTTTTTGCGCAAACAATCACCTGGGTTGAAAATGATTGTTTCATTCGCTGATGCAGGTCAAGGGCATCACGGTGGAATCTACCAGGCAAATGGGTGGATTTATGCTGGCGGCGCAGAAACACACGCATACAGAGTCAATGGTGTTCAATATCACCCCAAAACATTGCACACGAAATATGGCAAAGGTGGTCAATCAATACCTTGGCTGCGTGCTAATGTTGACAAAAATGCTGAACGGATTATTTCAGGATTTAAACATCGTTATTTGATGCCATTGGACAATGACATGCGTGCTAAGATTGCACCATTGTCAAAACCATATCCTAAGCGTCCAAAGCAGGCAGAAGCCAGGCCACTGGAATTGCGGGGGGGCAGCACCCACCTGGACGCTCCATCATCCAACCCGGCATGATGTATGGCAAAGCCTAAAACGATCAGCAAAATGACCCGAGGTGAACGGGTTTGCGCATTTATCGAAAATTATTTGTTTGTCCCTGAGGGCGATCTGATCGGCAAACCGATCAGGCTTGAGCCATTCCAGCGCAAATTCATCCTGGAAATCTACGACAACCCGCATGGCACGCGCAGGGCTTTTTTGTCAATTGCCCGTAAGAATTCC